CAACCCCCACTTGCAGCCTGCCACGTCGCCGCCGTCGAAGACGTGGCTGTCAGCACCTGCCCGGACGTCGGCGCGGTCGCCGAGCTGACGTTGACCGTGGTCGTCGCGCTCTTCAGCGCATTGGTGATACCGGAGGTGAGGCTGGCCGCCGTGCCGGTGACGTTGGTCATGACGCCCGAGGCTGGCGTGCCAAGTACCGGGGCCGTCATTGTCGGCGACGTCAGGGTCTTGTTGGTGAGCGTCTGGTTGCCACCGACAGTGACCACGCTGGCCGTGTTCGTGCCCGCCGTGGTGACGCGCAGGTCGCCAGTGCCGACAGTCAGGATGCCAGATGTGTGCGTTGCCATCCAGTTGCCGTTGGCGAAATTCAGGGTCGCGCCGGACGCGAGGCAGAGATCGGACCATGACAGCGATGTCGTGCCGAGCGCCGCTGCGTCATTGGTCGCGGGCGTCGCCGCGCCCGAGGCGAGCGTGAGCGATGTGAGCCCGGTGATCGTGCCGCCGGTAATGGCGACGCCGGACGCCGCCTGCGCCGCCATCGTGCCGCTCAACCCTTGCACGACATTGGTACCGTCGCAGTACACCCACTGCGCCGTGCCCGCGGCGATGGCAACGCCTGACCCGGCGGAGGTCTTGACGGTGACCGCGAACCCGCCGGTGGTCGAGTTCTTGACGAGATAGACCTTGTTGGCCGTGGGGACGACAACGTTGCGCGCCGCGGTCATCGCGCCAGTCAGATTGACCACGGCATTACGCGCCTGGTTCGACACGTAGTCGGTATTGGTAAGCGTCAGGTTGGCGACGTCACCCTGCGCAACACTCAGGACGCCGGTGATGGCCTGCTCGAGCAGCGTGCCGAGGTTGGTGTTGGTGGTGTCGCCCCATGTGCCGGACTGGTCGCCGGTAGCCATGAGCTCCAGCCGGAGCGATGTCGATGCAGTGCTTGCCATCTATATCCTCATCACGTCACAACCGGGGTCCACCCGCCGCCCGGTCCCGCGGGAACCGGTACCCAGTTACCGGGCACATCCGGATTGATGGGGTTCCAGATCAATATACTGCCCAGCGCGCCTTGGGTAGATACCCCGAGCGGGAAGATGTTCGCGCTGCCGGTCACGTCGGTGATCGTTCCGATGACACCAGTAGCCAACAGACCCGTTAACGCAGCAGTCACCGAGATAGACGCTGTAACCGAACCTAGCGCCGTTGTGGCGTGCACCTCCGTAACAGTGACACTAGCCTTGCCGGTGACGACGAGATCGCCCTGCGCCAGCGTCGTAGCAACGCCTGACAGGAACGCGTTGTCATCTATGCCGACTACGATCGAACTGAGCGTGCCGGTGGCGTGCACCTCGGTAAGCAGGACATTGCCGACACCCGTCACGGTGATCGTGCCGAGGGTGCCAGTTGCGGCTACGTTCGTAAGGAAGGCCGCGGCAGAATTAAGCCCGCCTAGCGGACCGCTGGCTAACGGAAGTGTCGCTAGCGGTCCGAACGCAAGCATTTACTTACTCACGGTTCTCAGCAGCATACTTGTCAAGGTCGGTCGGGTCGTGCGGCGTCCCAGGAGCGCCGGCAAGCGCCCACTGGATGAGGCGGCGAAGAAGGGTGCGGATCATTTCGGCGGCCTCACGTAAACCGTGCCGCAGCCCGGGTGTTTGAGCAGATAGTCTAGGGCGGCTTGTGCGGTGGCGAACGTCATCACATCAGCCCCTTCACGTAGTTGCGAAACTGCGCTGCGGTGAGCGTAGACTGACCCTTAAGTGCTCGTATCTCGTTAGCAAGATTAAAAAGCACCTTAGCTACTACTTCGATTGTAAGTTTTCGGGCTTGAACGTTCTGATAACCGTCGAGGACGGTCGCCGCGATGGGGCGGATGGAATACGGCGCTAGCACTTCCCCAAGCTCGGCCTCACTGGCGATGCGCGTGGGCGTAGTGCCGTCCGATGCCCACTCGGCATAGGTCACATTGCTCGGTTGGACGTAATTGCCGGTAGCACTGGAAAAAAGCTTTGTCTCGTCACCTGCGACGATCCAGTACCAGTCTGCGGGATTAAACGGTTTTGTCATTGTCATTTCCTCTTAGTTGTACCAGCCGGGGGATGTAGCGGAGCCACTAGAATTGCCAGGGATGAAGCTTGCGCCGCCGCCGCCCGTGTTGATGCCTCCTGCACTTCCAGCGGAGTAGCGGACGCCAGTCGCCGCCCCCGAAAAGGTGACGCCCGATACCGACACGAGGCCGCCGAACCCGGCCGCAATCGTTGTCCAGCTAAACGCAGGCGTGCCTGTCAGCGTCACGGTGATGCCGTAGAAGCGAACGATGCCGCCGTCTTGAGCTGAGACGAGGGCAGACATGCCCCCACTGATTAACTGGCCAGTCGAAACAATGAGCTTCGCGCCAGCTATATTGGCGGTGTAAGCCGCCGCATAACCAGTGCTGCCACCTGCTAGTTCCATGTTGGTGACGGTCATTACGGATGGAGCACTAAGCAAGACGGCACTGGCGCTGGCGCCAGCAAAGGTTAGCTTGAAGCCTCGGATGAAGATGGGGGCTGGCGCCGGAGCACCGACCGTGAAGCACGTCGCGGTGCGGTTCAGGTGCACATTGGCCGGCGTGGACGTGTCACCCTCAATGTAGATGGCAGAACCACCCACCGGCATGGCGCTCATGTTTATCCCCCCGGTGTAGGTGCCGGAGGCATACTTGATGGTCACATTGTAGATGCTCAGGTCGAGCGCCGCGACCGTGTCCCAAGCCTTCTGGCCGGTCAGGAACGCCCCGCCGCTGGTGTCCGCTAGCCCGTTGTTGCTGTCGCTGCCATCAGTGCGGACGTAGTATGTGCGGTTGGCGGTGAGGACTTCGCGCCCAGGGTGAACGTGATCGGCGCGAGCATAACGGGTCGAGGTTCCCACAACCGCCGTGGCCATGTTGCCGAGCGGGGTAGCGGACGCAGCCTGCGCAACCACATAGGCGGTCGTCGCGATCTGCGTGGTGTTCGTGTCTACCGCTGCAGTCGTGGACGCCGGCGCCCCAGTGAACGTGGGGCTAGCAAAAGGCACTATGTCCTCGTCGAACATCGTCAGCGCCACAGCAGGCGGCAGAGTAAAATTCGTAGCCGACCCGCCGTCGGACGACGCCTCGATCAAGACGCGCGTTAGCGTCACCGTACCGGTCGTGTAGACCCCGGATCCGATCTCCCATTGCGTGTTGTCAGCCGAGTAGGCGCGATACCGATAAGTCGCGCCGTTGGACGCGCCCGCCTGCGCCGGCGTTTGCCACCCGGTCACTGCCGCCGAAACGACAAACGACCCCGTACCGGCCGAGGTCGCTGTGAAGACACAGCCATTGACGAACGAGGCCATGTCAGGTCTCCATCAGACGAGCCGGATGATGGCGTTCGACGCGTCGGCTGTGGGGAAGATGATCGTCAGGTCGCCGGCTGTCGCCGTCTTGTCGCCGCCGAAATTGAACACCGCGACGGCCGCGTCACCGAGGCTGGTATTGTAGATCAGGCAGCCCGAGGTCGTGATCGTGACGTTGGTGAAGACGAGGTCGGCAAAGTCGGTGAAAGCCGTGGTGCCACTCGACGTCGGGGTGACATTGGTCAGCGCCGCGCCGCCCGCCACGTAGTTCGTGCCTGACGCCTCGTCTGCGCCCATGTCGGAGTAGTTAGTCGTGCCCGCGCCAAAGGTCCCGACGATTGACGCCTGCGCGCGGAAGAGCGCGAGATTGAAAACGTCACCCGTGGTGTTGGTGAAGTTATGCCCACCTGTCAGCAACTGCGTCTTGAAGGATGTAACCATCGCCTGCGTGATCGCCATCAGAGACTCCTTACCAGTTCGGCCGCGACCGTCTCGCCGGCGTCATTTAGCACATTCCAGATCGTCGTGTTCTGGCTTTTCTGCGCCTGCGCGAAAGCCTGCTGCAGGAGAACTTCGAGGCGAGCGCGCTGTGCGTCAGCCTTGAGTCGTTTAAGCTCGGGCAGGTCGGGGCTCACGTACAGGATCTTGCCGATCACCATGCGCGTAAGCTCTTCGGGGTTCAGCCCGCGGCCCGAGGTGACGATAGTCTCGACCGTGCCGAGGCGCGGTCCTGTGTCGACGGATAGCACTACGCCACCTCACTCTTCCGCTTCTCGCCCGACCGGTAGGTGTCCTTGCGGTCGCGCGACTCGCCGAGGTTCTTCAGCCCCTGCAGGCCGACCAGGAACTCCTGCCCGTAGGTATCGCCCATGTTGTCGATGCCTGCAACGCGTTTGAGGTAATTGCTTGACTCTACGAGGGTACCGTAGAGGAGGGTCTTGTAGGCGTTGTTCGACAGCCATGTGCCGGTCGGGACGTCGACCAGCGACTGGGGCTTCTCGAAGAAATTCAGTTGCGTCGCGTAGCTAGCGTCGGGAGTCGGCCCAATGATGATGACTGTGTTGTTCGGGTCGGCGTCGAATTGAGCATATGCAAATGGTTCGCCCTCGTCAGACGCATCGGGGTAGACTTCGCGGATGTACTCGACATCCTTATTCAGCAAGAACTTCCAGCCTTCAGCGGTCTCGATGCTGATGCTGGACGCCGCGAGAAAGCCGTCGGGAAGCGTGAGGTAAGGATTTCCCTGCGTCATATTACCGGTGCTTGCTGCTCTGAAGAAGGGCGCTTGCACTGTCATGAACACGGTCTCTTCCGTGTTCTTGATGAACGTCGGAATCATCGCAACAAAATCGGCGTCGTCATAAGTCGTGTATTTTTGAACGTCGTTCGTGAGAGTCGCTAGCGTAGTCATAGAAACAAATCTCTTACGTAGCAGAACACTTTTTCGTCGCCCGCAGTTTTTCTAGCGCCAGACGCGACTCCGCTCACGGTGCCCGTAGAGAACCCGTAAAAACGATCTGCATCACGGCAACTTTCAAAAGCTTTACCGTCAGTTACGCAAAAAACGGGTTCTTTTCTGGCCGCTCGCATGTTTAAGTTTTCGCGCGAACGCGCGGCTAATTCTTTATCTGTTGGCCTTCGAGCTCGTATAGTAGCGGTTATTTTCGCTCTTATTTCGGGCGAGTATTTGTACGGATTTTTACGTTTACCCGCACTTATAGCCGCGCGATGCGCAGCGCTAATAGGCACACCGCGCAAAGGCGACGGGCGACCTTTTTGGACCGCGCTCAATTTGCGCTTAGTCTCCTCGCTGATCGAGCCCCCAGTCGTTCCGCCGCCTCGAAGATTGTACTCGGGCTTGTACTTGGCGATAGCTTCTTCCTCGTAAATCTTACCGAGGTCTTCGTCCCCTTCGAAATCGGCCATCACGCGAAAAACAAAATTCTCTTGCCCGAACTCGATAATGGCTTGGTGAAACTTATGACAGTGTCGTTTCTGACGTGTAGCAGCGCGATGCTGCCATTCGCGCCGCGGCAACCCTTGTGCAGTAAAACCGATATAGCGATGCCCGTTAACGAGGTTTACCGCCTCGTAGACGATAGCTGAATCGACCGCGCGAGGAGGAGCTTGAACCATTACTTCCGACTGCTATCCTTGCCTGCGCGGCCCGGATGGTAGTTCTCAGCTTCCGCGTAGAGCTTCTTCTCGGCCGGCGTGAGCGTCGAGGGCGCCAACTGCGGGCTGATGCAGTAGCGGTCGATGGGCTTGTCGGGAGCGGGGCGGCGAGCCGCGCCAAAACCTTTGGTCTGCATGGTCATTTGTTCGTCGGCCCCGCTGATCCAGGCTTCGGCGCGTTGGCGCCCTTTTCAAGTCGGCCAAGGCCGCCAGCGGCGCTGGCGGTCATCTTCTTGGGCACCGTGACTTTCTTCGTCGCTTTCATTCCGAAACTCCTGCCGTTCAGCATCTCATACTACGACAACGGTGATGTTGCCAACTTGGCATTGGATGTTGGTCAAAGGATTCCCCACGGGAAGCCACCCGAACAGGCCCGTAGAACCTGGAACACCAGTATCGGGACGCGGGTTGAGCAACGATTGCGGGTCGAAAATTTTTTCCCGGCCTAGCTGTAGTTGCGGCGAATCTACATCGTTGCAAACGTCGCAAACAAGAAGGCCCGTAGGCCGCTCATCGAAAATTTGTTCGTGAAGTTGGTTCAACTTGAACGCGAACCCGCACCGATCGCACAGCCCGAGTGCCCATGGCGGGCGTGTTACACTGGATGAGACGCCAGCCATTCACTTCGGCTCCCAGCGGATAAACACGAGGCCGCGGGCGCTCTTGATGCGTCCTGTAACCACCCTCGTCACTGCGGCTTGGCATAGCCCGTAAAATATTTCGGCTTCCCGCGAACTTTCGAACACCCGACCGTCGTTTACACACTGGACAGGCTTCCGGTTCTTGGCCTGCGCAACGCGCATATTGGCACGTGCCTCGTCGGCGCGGTGTTTCTCTTCGCGCTGAGCCAAGCCCCGTGCCGAATACCCAAGATAAAAATGATTGTTCACAAGGTTCGTGGCCTTGTACACGATCACCATAGGTTCTGTTTCGACAGACTCGATCAATTGGTTCCGACACGATAACTGGACGATCTCGGGGTAATCGTGAGCACGGCTTTTTCCCTGTCTTCCGAGGCTGCCGCGGCCCAAGCTTCGTCATATTCAGCCTTCAAAGTCTGTACCAGATTCGGGTCGTCGCGTCGCTTCTTTTGCGCGATCATGTACGCCAGACCGGCAACAAAGACCGGCAGGAACCGGAAAGGAAAATCGCCAGTATTGGTGAATGCTCCGGCGTCCTGAATACGACGCATAGCCCAATAAATTAACACATAGGGGCCATTGCTATCGGGTAGCGGCCAGACGTGCGCCGTAACGCCGTCAACCCCTCGGTTGTAATACACCTCTACTGGTCGGCCCGTAATGTTTGGGTTCGTGCGCGTAGCCTGCGTGCTGACGCTCACTCTGGTAACATTGAGACGAGAAATCTGTGGTGACGAACCGTACGGCGGCAACTGCACTACCTGTTCAAGCACATCCACCAAATCGGCCCCGAGCGAATACTCCGACACGCCGTACAAAAGCGGTTCAGCCCGCTCTTCGTACGTGAACATGTTTAGCCCCTTGTTGGCCCAGTCCAACATCATGAGGTTGATACTACGACGCGCAGTTCGCATGTCGTAACCGGACCGGCTCTCGAGCCCGCAACGCTCAAAAGCTTCCTCCACGGCGGTCACGAAATCGAGCTGAAAGTCGGTCGTTCCGGAGGTCGTCACGCCTTACCTCGCGCTATAGTCGTTCTGCCGAACCGAAACCTGCAGCTCCGCGCCCGACGAATAGCTGTCGAAACGCAGCCGTGCGCCAGTCGAGTAATTGAGGCACGCGCCCGTCAGGTCGGCGCTCTTGTTCGACTGCGTGATACCCCATACCAGCGTCGCCGGGTCCGTCGTGCCGGTGATCGGCATGTTGGTCTCTTCGATGTCGTACTGGCAGGTACCCGTCAGGCCCCCCACCACGAACGTCGCGGGGTAGTTGTTGCGCCAGTTGAGCACCATCGTCGGACTCACGATCTGGCTGACCGTGCCGACGTTGACGTTCGATCCGACCGTGGCGCTGGCCGCGATCCGGGTGATGGTCTGCCAGAATGTCGTCGACAGGACCTCAGTCGTGGTCACGCCGGTAATCGTCTCGGTGCGCGTGATGCCGTCCTGGTCGGTGCCGTAGACTGTGAAGATGACCGACGAGATGTCGCCCGCCGAGTCGATGAGGATACGAACCCCGCCGACCCCGGACGAGTAGCCTGCGCTGGTCGTGCTCCAGACGCCACCTGAAACCTGCGAGCCGTTGAGCAGCAGGTCGGCTGCGCCGGAGGTGGTCTGCGCCTGCGCGATACCGTTCGTGCTGGTATTGGCAGGATCCATGTCGAATGCGTAGTAGGGCATGCTTGCCTCCTGATGAGAAGGCGGGGAACCGAAGCTCCCCGCTGATGCCGTTACGCGTTCGCCGGAGTCAGCAGACCCGACAGGGTGATCGCGCCCGAGACGTAGTTCTCGAACGCGCCGAGGCCCGTCGTTGCCGTGAAGAGCAGCGGGCTCGATGAGTCGAGCGTCAGGCAGTAGTTGTTGTTGATCAGACCCGTCGAGGTCGTGCCGCTCAGGTTAACCAGCGCACCCGTCGTGGTCGCGGTGTTCTTGCGATAAGTGCGGTTGTAGGCGATCGAGGCGTTGGTGAGAACGCCTGCCGTGACGGTCACGCCGCTCGCCGCGTCGGTGGTGGCCGCGAGGTTGATGTAGTTGCCCGAGAAGGTCAGCTGGTCGATGCCGTTGGCGGTCAGCACGAAGCTGTTGACCGAGGTGGTGCCGAGCCCGACCCAGGTGTTGTTGGTCACCGTCAGGCGGTCAGCCGTGTTGGCCGCGCCCGTGCAATTGATGATATTTAGGAAGTTGAGGCTGCCGCTGGCGTCGGTGAAGCTGCAGCCGTCGAGCGTGAAGCCAGCCGCCGTGACGGTGTACGCCCGCGCGATCGACAGGAAATTCGCGGTGTGGCGGATGTTGCTGACCGTAACGCCTGCGGCGCTGACCGGAATAGCCGCGGTGTTGGCCGTGGTGAAGTTGAATACCGGACGCTGGCTGCCAGTGCCGAGGCCGACGATGGAGACGTTGGCGACGTTGAGCAGAAGCGCCGTGGCGGACGAAATCGTCACCGTCGAGCCCTGCATAACGAAGATCGTCGCGTAGGCACCGGAAGGCACCTGGGTCAGCGCGTAAGTCAGGGTCTGATAAGCGCTGTTCGGACCGTTACCGTTACCGGCGTCAACACCGTTGACGGTGTCGACGAAAAGAACAGTGCCGGTGAGGGGAGCGCTGTTGGCCTGCGCGCCGTATACCGGGATACCGAAGGAGCTCACTCCGTTCGGGAAATTGGTTAGACCGGGCAAGATACTTCTCCTTTGAAACCGCCCACACTCAGGAGTTGAGCACGGATCTTGCCATCCGCATGGGCGCTGATTTTCAGGAGGTTACGCTGGTCGGCGGAAAAAAGAAAGGCCCTGCGAGGGGGCAGGGCCTGAAGTGCGCCTTGGGGGCTTGCAGAGAACGTCAGGGAGGAGGATGTAAGGCGTTCGGTGCTTGGGGAGTGTGCTAGGTTTTGGGGTGGTCGTCAAGCGTCCTTTCGATCCGTGAACCAGTGCGTCTGCTTCGGTCCTACTACCGAGAAAGAATGCTGGCATAGTCGCGTCTTAAGAATTTCGGCCAGCCCCATCGCCCGTAGTTCCAGTTCTGTCTCGTCCACGGGAAACCGTGGGTAGTTAATCAGCCCGATACGGACGCCGGCTTCCTCTCCGCCTGTGTAGATGTACGCCACAGGTTCGATCGTGACGCACAAACCGATCTGGTAGCAGTACTCTCGGCACACCTGCTTCGCTTGCTCGATGTCGCCCGCAATGAAAATATCGAATCGAACAGTTTCTGCGTGTTTCATCATAGCGTGCACACCCGACAGGTTCCTGACAGCCGCCGCTTGTCCATCATGTCGAGCGAGCGTTGTGGGATTGCACCGCTCTCAAACTTTCGACGCAGATCACCTAGCCCGGCGGGCCAAGCATCCCGATCCGGCGAGCGGAAGGTGTAGGGCGTGTTCCGCTGTTGAGTGACATAGGCTTCTAGCGCCTCGCCCTCGGCGTACATGTCCGGATAGTCGCGCCATAGAACGTACCATTCGCCGAGCTTCTGCCAGAAGCAGACGGCACAATCCGTGCGCTCGGGGACTGTCACGCCGCGCTCGGCAAGGAAATCCAAAACGTCCTGAAGTTTCCAGCCCCATTCCTTCATCGGGAAGCGCATCTGCACGCCATCTGCATCCGGAAACACCATCCCGGTGCGGCTCTCTTCGTCGGCGCGAAGCCCAACATACGACACGCACGGTGTCTGGGTGGCGAGCCATTCGTAATACGGTTCGAGCTTCAGGATGCGAGTGCACCAACGCTGCCGATGATTTGGAAGCGCCCGCTGTTCCATGATGAGCGTCTTGAGCGTGTGCGTCGCGAACAGTTTCCCGTTGGCGACGAGCGGCGTCAGCGGCTTGCCGAGCAGATCGGAGATTTTGCGCCAGTGCGCGTACATCTCTGGAAGCTCGTTACCGGTCGGCGTGATGACGTAGAGGTAGTCTCGCGGTTCTTTTTCCGCGAGTGCCAGAGCCATGGCAGTGGAGTCCTTACCACCTGATAGAGCGACGATGTGCTGGGTCATTCGTCACAACCTTTGATGAAGCGCGTCTCTGTAGGCTGAGCACAGTGTTTTTTAAGGTACCGGATGGCGCTTTCAAGGATGCGGACATCATCGGCTGCGTGGCCTAGGACTGCGTTGCACGAATGACATGCCAAGCTTCGGATGGCGCCGGTTCGATGATCGTGCTCTACGGCGAGCATTTTGACATTACCGGCTCTGTCCCTCGCGGTTTCGATGTTCCCGCAAATAGCGCACTTACCGCCTTGGGCCACGTATAATGCGTCGTACTCCGCCAGCCCGAAATCGGGGCCGAAGTTGCGTCGTAAGTTCGCGTCTTTGTACTGACCAGGGTACATCTTCTTATGCGCGGCTTTCTGGCGCTTGTTGTACGCCACCGAATCCTCGCCCGGAAGTTTCTGCACCAGCGCTTCGCGCCATTCGAAGTTACCCGGCCCCATGGGTTTCGAACGATCTATAGGGTAGAGCCGGTGCCGTCTGGACGGACGCTGCCCGCCGACTTCTAGCACAAAGACCGCGAAATCCTCTTTCCACCGATCCACTACTGGGCGGGTATTCTTGACGCGCCGGAACTCTGTCCATTGAACGTACAGATCGTGCTGTGAAGCCGTGTTGGTTTTCTGAGGGTACGTGCGCCCTGGATCGGTCGTGCCGGTGCGGCGAAGACGCAGCAGGTGTTTAGAACACAGCCCCTGCCCATGAACTTTTGCGTCGCAGCCTTCGACAGAACAATGCCCTCTGTCGGCAACTTCGCGCTCACTGAAAGAGGGGCTTCGCTGCCAGCGGGAATAGCAGGTGCGACAAAGACCTCGGGCAGCAATTGGGCGGTCTTGCCCGCATTCTACGCAGTTCATCTTAGATTCTCCGATTAGGATACAACGACGCTTGCGTAGCACGGTATTAATAAGCACGCAACAGCTAAAAAGAAAAAGGCCGCTTGCGGCGGCCTTTTTCCCGTTGTATCCTAGGAAAACCTAGGAATATCAAGCACCCGGCGAACCCCACACCGCCAAATAGTCACTGAATCCGAAGCTGTAGCGCTCGCGCTGGCGATACCGAATATTTCCGGTATCGAAGTCTCCATCGCTACTTTCGGAGACCGGAACACGGTTGAAATATTTGGCTCCTTCCGGAACGTCTGTCATCAGGAACCACGCGTCGCTATCGCTCAAGTAGTGGTTCACGGCAAAACCTTCCGGGACTGCGCTAATAGCCCGGAGAGCGTTTATGTCGTTGTTAGCCGTGCCGGTCTGAAGCTGCGTTTCCAGAATACGCGTGGCGATATAGATCGATTCCTTGGGAACGATCATCTTACGCACGCGGGCCTGGATCAGCTTACCCCGATCATCCGTCCATCCAGAAATCTGAATGGTCGCATTCTCAAGGCTGGTCTCGTTAAGATCAACCGCCACAGACGGACGGTTCGAAATGACGGGGCCCGCGACCTGCGGATGCGAGGTCGAGAAAAGCGGCACGCCATCACCGACCGTGTACCCGCCAGAAGCCACGGCTGTGAACCCCGTATTGAATGGGATAACCGCCTTGATTTCCTTGGTGTTGCGCATCGCGCGACCAAGTTCCTGCGAATACCGAGTAGCGAGACTGTCGTAAAGATTGTCTTCGAAAGCTTCTTCGGTGAGAGCAAACCCCATGGAGATCGTCTCCATGACGTAAGTCGCCGTGTAACCTTCCTGCGCGGTATCAAACAGCGTGGCGGCACCTTCCTGCTTAACCGGCGCAGACTGGAAACCCGTCACCTTCTGATCCTGCTCGAAAGAGCGATCCGAAGAATACTCGGTGTAGATATCGGCATATTCGAACGGGTAGCGCTCGTAGTTCATGCCGAAGATGGAATTGAGGCCCGGAAGAAGCTCACGAAGGAGCTGGGCACGAGAAATTGCGGCCATGTCAGTGCTCCTTTACACGCCAAGCTTCGTGAGGATCTGCTGGGTGTTGTTAAACACCACGAGGCAGTCGGTGTACGCATCGCCCGACGCATTGGTCGGGGACTCGACCAGTCCGACGACGCGAAGCGGGAGCGTGTCGGTCGTGTCGAGAGACGACGCGTTGAGGGCGTTGCGGCTCTTGCCGAAAGCGGCGCTGCCGGCGGTCTGGACGATAGCGGCGTTCTTACCGATGTCGGCCCAGGTGACGGGACCGTTGGCCTGAATCTGGAACACGCCCCAGGGGAACGTCGAGACGTAACCCATCGGGAAGTTTGGGTAGGTCGTGTAGCCCGTCGTGGTCGATGCCGGCCAGAAACCCTGCGGCTGGAAGTAGCCGAGGCTGGGCGAGATGAACTTGCAGCCGAGGAACACGCCGTAGGGCGTGAGCGTCGAGGTGCCGGTGTCCTTCTCGAGGTAGTTGTTCGAGCCGAGCTTGACCACGTCGCCGAAATAGATGGCGGTGGTGTAGCCGTCGAGGATGGGGACCTGTTCGAATCCCTGGGAATTGTACTGCGCGCCCTGGTTCTCGACCGGGATCATGCCGTACGGATTTGCCGTGCTGGACATTGTTGTCTCCGAGAAAGTTGCCGCTTAACCACGACCGCCACGATCCGAGAAAGTAGCACGCGCTCGCGCGTCCTTGAATTTCTTCACGATCTGATCGTTGTCTCGCATGTAGTGCTCTTCTGCGGAATTGAGCCCGGCGATGGACCGTTCGTAATAATACGCGTTTCGCTGATCGGCCATTTCCTGCGGCATCTTGCACAAGATCAATCCGCCATGTTCCACGAGACCTGTCTTGGGGGCACCTGCCCACTCGCCGAGGATTTCGGGGTAGTCTTCGGCGCGAACTGGCTCCCAGCCCCCGCGAAGACGCATGTTGAAGTTAGTCTTGTCTTCGACGCCTCTCGATGAATGACGCACCCACCGGAAAGTGTACCCGTCTTGCGGATCGGGGTCCGGCAGAAGCGAAGGCGGCTTATACGACGTCCGACGCTCGGTTTTTTCCCGCGTTTCAAGAGACCGCGGCGTCCGGGCAGGCTCTTCCTTTTCGAGGTCAGCCCACGGGTCGAAATCGGTCTCGGTATTCATGCGCCATTCCTCGATTGCTGACGACGGACCTGCTCGGCCATCTTCTCCAGCGGGATCTTGTGTTTTGTGGCGAAATCGACCTGAAACTGTGTCAGGGCGACTTGACCGTCTCGCAGCTTCGGGGCGGCCATTCCGCCATCGCGGGCGCCTTCCTCGACACTGTTATTACGGCGCGGAGCTTCCCGCTCCGAGGGGCCGGTGTTACCGGACTGGTTGTCTGAATAGCCCGTACCCAAGCGTTTGTCCAGTTCCTGTGCATATTTACCGGATCCCGGACGGATGCCTTCCGATTCCAGTGCGTAGTGAACACTCATCGCTCGCGCCCGAAAAGCCGGGTCGCGTTCGAAACTCGGGTTGCGATTGATCCAATCGCGGGCTTCCGGGTGGAGGTTGTCGCCTTGCTGGCGGGGCTGTTCCCGTCGCTCCGGCTGCTGTTCCTGAGGACGCTGTTGCGGAGTTCGTGCGGCAATGGCCGTCAATTCGGCGCTGGCTGTGCTGATGTCGCGCGTCGCGCGAGCGATGGCGGCACTGTCGCCGTCGGCGTGCGCCTGCGCCAGACGGCGTTCGGCGTCCTCGAGACGCACTTCTCGCTCGGCTTTCATGCTGGTGGCGAGGCTGGTCGCGCCGTTGTTCACCGCCTGCCGGAGACGCGCAAGCTCTTCGGCGTCGCGTTGACGCTCCGCCCGGAGCTCGTCACGCTGCCGTTCCGCCTCTTCACGCCCGCGCCGTTCAGTGTGCGTTTCATAGCGCAACCGATCGATGCGCTTTTGCACCTTGGCGCTGACATCCCGTAGCTCACCTTCCTGCTCTTCGACCGAATAGTCGAGCTTGGTCGGCTTGCCGGCGTCTTCGTCGTCGAGCTCGGCAATCGGCACCGGTTTGCCGGGGGTCTTGCTGTTGAGGTCGATGATCGTCTGCGCCGGATGACTATCAACGCTGTCCGGCAACTGGATCATCTGCGTCCGGTCGCTGGGCGTCGCTTTGAAGCTTTCGCGTGCCATCAGAGACCCCCAACTTCGGCGCCCTCGGGCACCGTGCCGACAATGCCGTCATCGCTGAGCATGCGGTACTCGACCATGCCGCCAGTCTCGGGGTCCTTGGACTTGAAACGCATGCCCTGGTAGCGGCTGAACAGGACGTTGTCGCCTGTTTTGCACCACGCGCCGTTGGGGAATTTCTTAGTGTCTTTGTAACAATCCGGCCCCATCGCGAGGACCGTGCCGACGACCGTTGCGGCGCGCTCGCGTTCGGTAACAGACTCGGGAATGATGATGCCCTTGGCGGTCTGCTGCTCCAGCGTCGGGAGCGCGACGAGCATGTGATAGCCGACCGGGTCGGGGAGGATAACGAGCTCGGTCTGCTCTTCGGCTGCCATTCCGCCGGTCTTGCCGAATGAGTCAGCCTTAATGGGCGTGGGAACGGTGGAAAACTGTCCGAAAGTTTCTGTTTTCTTGAGCGCGGCCGAAGCGCTGGGCTTGAGTGCGGCGGTGTCATTCATCGTCGGGGATGTCTCCTGTAGCGACGTTGCGTTTGTACGCGGCGTAGTCATCGAGAATTTCCTTGAGTGTCAGGTAGCGAGCCTGCGCCGCTGGAAAGTTCTCGACGTTACATTGTAACACGACTTCCTTGGCTGTTTCCAGCATCTGGCGGATTTGCTGTTCGAGCCAGTTCAATTCGGAGCCTTTTTAGTAGCCAGCGCTTCCATGAGACGGACCGCGACATCGGTAGTATGCGACGCGAACCGCTCAACGCGTTCGTCAGCACTAATACCCGGCTCGAATGATCCGCCTTTTAGCCGTTTGTCGAGCGGCACCTTGTTACCGTCTCGGGCGCTATCGTACGCACGCTGCAAATCGCGAATTGTGCGGTCGCTAATCGGCTTCTCGGTAACTGCTCGCGCCAACGGAAAAATCAGCCTGTTCTGCCAGATCGACAGATTGCGTACTGCGTAACGCAATTCTTCATCGGTGCATTCGTCACCGACACGAACTGCTTCTACGACTTCATCGGTATTTCTCATTGAACGGGCCTCTGGGCAGCGGCTTCACGTGAAGCCTTGGCATCGTCAGCCTGCAAGCGCGCGTGCAGTAAGTCGAGGATCGTGTCCATGCTATGCATGCCGACGCGCGACGCCAGTTCGGCCTGCGCCAGCTGCTGACCGTCCGCCGTGGTCTTGGCATTGACTTCCGCCGTAGCGACAGCGCGCTCGGTGGCCGACTGCTCTTTGAAGATGGTGATGAGCAGGTCCTTAACGCGATCAGCGTTGGCGCTGTTGATCTCAGCCATGACCTTTTGCCGCTTGGTGTCGGCGTCCTGTGCCTTGATCCGAAGGCTCTCGGTTTCGTTCTGAACGACCGGATCCTGCAGGTTTTCCAGCGCCTGACGCGCGGCAGCTTCGGCTTTGTTGCGCTGAAGCAATTTCTCGGCTGCTGCGGCGCTGAGTTTAGCGATCTGGTACTCGACATCCTCCGGTAGCGGTTCGCCGGGAGGCGGCAACTGAACGCCGAGCATTTCTTCAATGTCGGCACGATACTGGAAGGCAAGATGCTCTAGGATGTGCGCTGTCGCTGCCGCCTGGATAGCTCCGGCTGCCGGGTTGTTCATCAGCATCTGGACGATCTTGGGGTCCTCGGCAGCGCTGACATGCACGGTGATGTGCGCAGCGTGGTCCTGCATGATGCCCGCACGTACCGGCTTGCCGGTGAGAATGGCCATGTTCTCGCTGACAGGATCGGCCGGCATGACCTCTTCCTCGGGCGGGATGTAGAAATCCGCCTTGTCGCTGCCGAGCACCGTGATCATGTCGCGGTGAACGTTTTTCAGGTTGTAGATGTTCGGCGCGGTCTGCGTCAGCTGGATGATCGCCTGCATGACCATGATGCGCTGCGCCATGGTCGAGGCGTTCGGGTCGGCCACCGGGATGACGTCGACCTTGTCATCATAGTCGGTCTTGCGGCTGGCCTGCTGCTCGCGCTGTTTCAGCCGAAACGGGTACGGCAGGTCGCCCATGAAATCGCGAACGATCTCGCTGATGACGATGAGTTCCTGCGTCATCGACTCGTAGAGTCGCTGCTGCACCGCGCTCATCACCTTCATCGAGCGCTCGATGATGGCGAGGGTCGTGCCGACTGGCATGTTCTGCCCGGTCATGTCGGTGATCTTCATGTCGGCAACGGAGCCGAGGCGACGCCCTTCGTCGGTCATGACGCCGAGGAGCGCAAGCAGGACCTGGCTCGGCTCCTTGTAGGGCAGCGGGAAGAAACTTTCCTTCAGCGTGCCGGCGCCGACCTCGACGTCGCGCCACTCACCGGGGCCAATCGGAGAGGAGTCATCCTTGACCCGTGCGTTCTTGGTCTTGTAGCCGGCCGGCAGGTTCGACAGCACGCCGGCATCGACCAGTTGGCGCAGGATGCTGGTCGAGCTCTCGGCCAGTCCGCCAAGGATGTTGATAAGGCCGATGCCATAAGGGCCGAAGCCCGGCATGTATTTATGCTGGACGATGTCCTGCTGGCGCTCGTAGGCTGTATCCCCTTTTTTCCAATTTCTGGTGATAGAAAGGACTGCGTTGGAGTAAGCCGCTACCGTGATAGTGTAAGGGACAGGCAGTCCTGTCGTGTTGGTAGGATCCTGCGGGAAGAACCGCTCGTCGTGAAGTTCGTAGAGCCGGTACGGATTGTCCTTGGCCTGGTTGGTGTTGGACTTGCCTTCGATCTTGTCCTTGGCGTCGGTGATCTGGGTCTGCTTCGTCGGCTGCTCGGTCAGCTTGACCGTGCGGAATTTGCCGCTGGCCATGCGGCTCTCGACCCAGTTCCTGGTCTTGGGCAGGATCACCGCGAAGCGCGGCGTGGTGTCGAGACTCGCCGCGGAATACGGCATGACGACGTGCTCGGTCAGCACATACTCGGCCCACGGCACCTTGCGCCGCTCATCGAAGCCAAACTTGCGGAAGGTCGACCCGGCCAGCGGCAGGTTGAAGAGCATCATATCGGTTTCGAGCCGATAGCCCTTGATCTTCCGCGTTGTCATGTAGTTGAGATCGCGCTGGACGCGCAGCGCCTGCTGCTCGACGAGGTCGTCGGTGTCGCCGATGATCTGCGTCTTGACCGGACCGGAACCCGGGAAGATGTCCATCATCGCCTGCGCGTTGAAGCGGATGACGCTCTCGGCAAGCAGCGGATGGAACGCCCCGCACGCACCTTCCCACGGGTCGGTGCGCTCCTCGTAGTTAAGGCCCATGAGAGTCAGGCCGCGGGCGTAGGCTTTCTTCCAGTCGTCGCGGCTACGGTCGTCTTCCTCAACCGTCTGGACGACCTCATGCCCCAGCTGCTGCAGTTCCTGCTCGCTGAACAGGCCGAACTCAGGCAGGGCGAGGTTGGCGCCGAAGGTCATCTCGGGCGCGGCTTCCGGCGCGGGGCCGTTGAAGTCGACGATCGTGCCACCGTCGTCCTGCGGGATGATGGCAGGCGTCGGGTTGGGCGGGTCCGCGCGTTCGGCGCCTTGTCCTTTAACAGCGGCATCAGCCATCAATAGTACCTCTTGCGACGGCGCGGGGCGCTGGGCTCGTCTTCTTCGTCGTTGGCTGTGCGGATGAAGCCGCCGTCTCTGAAGCGCAGCATGGCCTGCACCGTAGAGTCCACGAGGTCGTCTGCATCGCCGGGAAAAGACGCCATCTGCTCAATGAGTTCGTCGGCAAACCGCCGTTCAGGAACCCACACATACATCGAAGCGAAAATATCGACAACTAGGTTGGCCCGGGCAACCTTGTCGTTCGGCAGCTTGCGCGTGCCGCGGCTCGAGCCGGTGAAACTCTCCGCCGGTATGCCCATCGACCGGAACTCCTGGATCAACTGCATGCCGGCCGACTTGTTTTCGATCAGCAGCGTGTCCGGGTTGTCCTCGTCATAGAACTGCTTGGCTTTTCGCTTGAGCTCAGGAAACTCCATGCGCGCCTGGTACGACGACAGCAGGATAATGTTGTTCACTTCCTTGCCAGTCTTCGGATCCTCGGCGCGAAAAACACCCCAGAGCGTCATGGCGCTCGGGTGGCTTCGCTCATTGGCGGTGGCTGCGGCGTCCCACGACTGGATGATGAAATCGCACGCCGGTGGCTCCAACCGTTCCCACGCCGCGATGTGTTTCGGACCGGGGCAGGTCTCGTTCGGGCTTCCCCACTTCCGCCAGTACTCGCGCTTGAAGATTGCGCTTTTATCCGACGTCGGGTTCTGTTGATATTGGCTCTGCCACTTGGCAACGGGAAGCGCGTTGCGCGTGCGCTGCAATTCCTCGAGCGGCCAGAACGCCGGCCACATCGAGCGCTCCGTCGGCAGTCCTTCGTCTAGGATGGCCGGCAGGTTCAGCACTTCCCACTTGTCGTACTGACCTTCGGGCACACCGGCCTTGATGTCGGCTTCCATCTGCCGAAGCACCTGCCCCACGAGGTCGCGCTTCGACCAGCGCGTGACCACGATGATGATCGCCCCGCCCGGCTGCAGGCGCTGGCGGATACCGGACGTGTACCACTCGTACACACCGTCAAAAATCTCGGGGCTGGTTTCGGCCTGCTTGGCTTCCTGCTCGGAATGCGGGTCATCCACGATCGCGATGTCCGCGCCCTTGCCAGTCACCTTGCCGTTGACACCGATGGCGAAGTACTCGCCGCCGTAATTGGTATGCCAACCGGCTGCGGCCTTGCTGTCCGGCGCTAGCTGGATCTTGGGGAATATCTCATTGTAGGTGGTGGCTTGCCGCCCATCTTCATCACTGACGAGGGTCGCGCCGTCGATCATGTTCCTGACGCGCCGGCCGAAACCGGCGGCGAGGTTCTCGGTGTTCGAGACCTGGATGATCTTCTTCTTGGGAAACTTTCCAAGGAACCAGCCGGGCAGCAGCCAGCTGGCGAACTCGGACTTCGTGTGCCGCGGCGCAAGGTCGATGATCAGCCGTTTGATCTTACCTTCCGCGACCGCCTCGAACTTCTCGGCCATCAGGGTGTGATGCGCGCCCGGGATGAAATCCGGCCATACCGACTTCACGAAAGGCAGGAACCTGTCACGCGAAAGTTGCAGGCGTGCCTGCCGGTCGCGCTCCTCGAGCAGCGCAAGCAGGCGCGCCTTCTGTTCGGGATCGAACAGGTGGAGGTTGCGCTGGGC